CTTCGCCTTCACTCGAACCTTCTCACTGAGAAGCAGTTCGTGAAGCGCCATCCACAACCCGCTCACATTGAAAAACAAGGATTTTTACTAGACGTCCTTGGTCTTCTAGGCAGTGCCGCTATTGGCTCTGTCAAGGAGATGGCCACGGCATACGTGCCGTCGGCCCATCTAGTCAACACATACACAACCCTTAATCGCGTCGCCACAGCAGTAGGTGACGCCATTCGAGATGTCCTTGCTTGGATCAAGGAAAAGATCGATGCTTTCACTAAGCTCATTCAGGATAACAAGACCATCGCGACAGCCCTTCTGTCAGCGATCGTCTTGTCTCTTGCTCTTTTCCTCGGATATCTCTACGCTCGTCATGCCTTCCCCACCAAGGCTGACGAGATTCGAGATGCGGTCCTTATTCACTACTCCCTGCCTGAAAAACAGGGATTTGGTGATTTTGGACCAGGATACGACTTCCTTGATTGGACTCGACAGTATGCCTTCAATGCGCCTCAACGCGCATTTTGGCAGTCTGTTGGAGTCCTTCCCAAGCTTAAGTCGTATGCCGAAGCAATTCGGTATTTCGTCGAGAACGCCCGTGATTTGTACGACTCCGCAGTCGAAGCAATCACCGGCGTTCCACGCCCCCGCACCGCTCTTGAACGAGAAGTTGTCGCATTTGATGCCCGTGTCCGCGCTGTGAAAGCAGTTGTGGACAAGGGCGTCAGTGATGAGATTCTCGTTCTCGCGGATGAGATAGATTCATTTCCCATCACCCGCGATCACCTCACATCACTCGGTGCCAAAGCCGTGACAGCCATCAGACCCTTCGTTTCCAGCATCCTCATGCATGCACGCATGGAAGCTGAGAAATGTTGCCGCGGACTCGAAAGAGTTCGCATTGCAGCTGAAACCAGACCTCTCACGGTCTGGCTCAGTATGTATGGCGGGCAGGGTACTCGAAAGACTACCCTGCTCATGGAGCTGATGGATGCGACCCACGCATACCTCATTGCCCAGAAGGCATCCTTTGTGCAGAATCCATTCCAATCCACTGATTACTACACATGGGATCCAGTCGAGGAGTATTGGGACACCTATTCAGGTCAGTTCTATACCATCCTCGACGACTTCCTCCAGGCTCAGGGAGTTGAACAGCGACGACCAGTCGCTTCCCGCATCATATCGATGATTGCTCCCTTCGCCATGCCCCTCACGTGCGCTGATTTAAATCTCAAGGGACGGATCTTTTTCCGCTCCCGTGCACTCATCACCAC